AAAGGTTCCCTTTTCGCATTTAAGAATAGAAGTTTTTTATATTATACTACGCCCATTGTAGTGAAACACCATTAACCTGAATGGAATTTGAAAGACCAGAAAATGACATCTGATATTTCATACTTGTTCCAGAAGGTTGTCCTGATATATCTACCGTATCTGTATAGATTTTTGATCCAGAAGCGCCAGTAATATAACCAGAATCTACTAGAGTTGCGTTAGTATATGTTGAACCACCATCTCTACTTACTTTAGCAATAATATCTGTATTAATTGTTTCACCATTAGCATCTAAAAAGACTACTATACGAGCAGTCGTAGGTGTAGATGAAGCAGAAAATGTACTAGATGTTATTGTACCACTAGCAACTGAAGGAATAATTGTATATTGAGCAACAGCACCACCACCTTGAGCACTTAATGATGAACCTTGTCCAGAACCTGGTACGTTACTATAGAATGGCGAACCTGTTTGAGGTGGGTTAGCAGATTGAGTACCATTACCTTGTTGTCCTTGTGTAGTAGTACCACCTGTTACAGAATAACTTGGTGATCCACCAATGTATCCAGAACCACCACCGCCAGACCAGCCACCGCCGCCGCCGTAGTATCCTGAACCACCACCGCCTCTTTCGTTACCGTGAGCGTTTCCGCCACCACCCCAACCACCTTGGTTGTTATTAGTAGTTAAGTTACCTTGAGCAGATGAGTTACCACCATATAATTTACCACCAGTGTAATCTGGACCAGAACCACCAGCATTTTGATTACCACCGTTACTACCGTTTTGAGAACCAGAACCTGAAGAACCTCCTCCAGAACCTCCGTATGCCTCGTTACCAGCAGCACCACCGCCACCAGCGATTAAGATTGTGTTTGTAAATGCAGTATTTGGTGAAACTGGAAAAGTTCCACTAGGGAATAATCCTGTTAAACCTCCACCACCACCGTGGTGACCACCTGTGAATTGTCCTCCACCAGCAGTTACAATATTAAATGAAGCACCACCTGGTGTAGGGACTGTACCTGTAGTATGACCAGAAGCACCACCACCTTTACCAGTGTGTGTTTGAGGTCCTCCACCACCACCTGCCCAAAAATAAAATGTAGCAGAAGTACCAGAAGCAGGTACTGTAAGTGAATCTACTGATCCAGAACTAGTACGACCTGTTTGGTTGTGTGATTGAGTTGTTACTTGAGGTGCTGCTAAATTTGTGTAATAGTCACCTGGAGCATCATAAATCATATCTGTAGATGCTACACCTGAAGTATCATTAAATTCATCAACAATACCATCAACTAAATTGTAAATGGTTAGTGACTCAGAAACAGCGTGCTTAAATGCAAGAATTCCAATATTGTAATTAACTTGATCTAAGTCCTCTGTTGATAGAGCACCACTTATTTTTGATGACGATATTGCCGCTGAAGGACTAATATCAGCATTAACAATAGTACCATCTGTAATAGCACCAGTCAATACTGAATCGTCATTCAGGTTTTTGTCTGTTATTTTTGTTGTCATTTGTTTTCCTCTATTCTTCTTAAATTATTATGCCCACGATATAGATATTCCGTGAATCCTTGATTCTTGGTTAGCACATACAACTTGATACTTAATTGTTGATCCACTTGCACTAGAAAAATCAGTAGTAGCAGTCCAAATTTTAGTACCACTTGCTCCCGTAACATAACCAGCGTCTGATAAAGTAGTAACAGTAGTGTAATTTGAACCACCATCTCTACTTACTTTTACAATAAAGTCTGTATTTGCTGTAGGACTTCCTACGTTTTCTTGTAATAACACAACTCTAAATTTACTTGGAGCAGCAGTTGCTGTAAAGTTGTCACTTGTTATAGTACCAGAAGCACCACCTGAATTGTTATAGTAATCTGATCCACTATTATAAGTCATACCAGTACTACTACTAACACCAGATGTGTCGTGGTATTCATCTACCAAAGCGTCCGACATACCAAATACTGATAGTGAATTAGAAACTGCCATTTTAAATCCTAATAGACCGATACTATAATGAAGTGTATCAGCAGATGATGCTGATGGAACACCGCTAGTTTTAGATACATCAATTGCAGCACTAGCACTAATATCAGCATTAACGATTTCAGAATCAACAACTTTTGCTGATGTTACCGAACTTGTGTCTAAATTTTTGTCTGTAATTTTAGTAGTCATTAAATAATCCTTAATTAATCTTTGTATATTTAGTACTATTTATACTATTTTATATACCTATTAGATCGTCTTCTTTTCTTACACTAGACTTAATAACAGTACTTGTTTTGCCTTGATTTACTTGACTTACATTATCTGTTTTAAAGATATTATTGATAATAGGCATCGCTGTTCCATCCATAAATTTCTTTGTTTCATCACCAAGTTCCTTCATTTTCGCTTTCTTATCTTCACCAAAAATAGATAACTTATCAAAAGGATCTAATTCATTAGGACTAGCAATGATACCTTCATCACCTATTGGTTTTTTCATTGGAATTATATTACCTTCTCCATCAGTTTCTTCTGGTGCAATGAATTTTTCCATCGGTGTCTTTTCACTAGATTTTACTTTTGGAAGATTAGGAAATGCTTTTGATCTTATCTCATCATAGTCAGGATTATCAGGTTGAATTATTTGTTTAGAATTTTTATCATAAAACGGTGCTTTTGGATCTTTAGAACTTCTATCACCTGTAGGTGCATCCTCAGTCATATCGCCAATTGCGTCATTAAATCCTTCATCTAAAGATTGATACTTACCAGTACCTTCCATTCTTGCTTTATCATCCTCTGCTTTCTTCTCTTCATCACTCTTACCAAATCCTAAAAACTTACCTATTTTTTTAATTGCTAAGTATAGAAGACCAAGAGCAGCACCTACAGCAATAAAAGGTAATAATAATCTTCCAATTGCACCAACAATTAAAACTAAAAATCTACCAAACATTTTAAATGCAGGCATTATTCCTTTAAACACATTTGTAATACCACCCATAACACTTTTAAATGCTCTTACAGGTGCCATCATTGTACCTATAAAACTATCTACCATCTCACCTAATATACCTGGTAGTCTTCCAGCAGTGCCTCTAGTAGCAGCACCATAACGTGATTTACCACCAAATGACGCCGCTTGTCCAGCAGATGCTTCTTTTCTGCCTTCTAAAGCAATTTGTCTATCTTGTAAATTCTTTCGTTCTTCAGCAGTTAAGTCTTTTAGACCATACTGAAACTTAAATCTTTCTCTATTGATTTCTCTTTGTTCTTTTTGAATCAATCTCTCTTCTTTATTCACTTTACTTTGTTCTTTGATTTTTTCAAAGATATTCATTATTTCTACTTTAGATTCACCTTTTCCATCTTTAGTTTCTCTTACACCAAAACCAGAAGCACGTAACATATCAGCGTTACCTTGAGCAACTTCTTTTGATAATTCATTTATGTTATTTTGTAATTTTCTTGTTTGTTCTTTTTGATTGATACCCAACTTCTCCATTGTTTCTGCTTGTTCTTCAGCAATATCTCTCAACTTAATTAGAACTTCTAATTGTTCAGCACTTGTTGCATTACCTTCAACTGCTGATGCTAAATCTGATAAGAACTTGAAACGATCTGGAACAGTAATAGTTTGAAAACCTTTTGATAATGCTGTACCAATAGACGTTACAACTTTAAAACCTAATGCTTTTATATCATCTGAACGAACTTTATCTTGTCTTCCTGCTTCATTAATAAATTTACTTAAAAATTCATTAAATTTTTCATCTCGTTCGCCTGTTAAATTTATTTCTTCTGCCATTTATGTCCTACTTTTTGTCGTCTGATTTTGCTCTACTACCTGTGTATAGACCAAACCAGGCAGCGCCAGCACCAACAACGATACTAACTAACCCACTTTGTTCCATAGTAGGTGCAGGTATATTCATATACCAAATTACTACTTTGTATAGTAAATAGATGTATGTTGAAATGAATACTCTTGGAAATATTCTCCAACTATCTACTGCTCTTGCTAAGTGTATTAATTTAGCATATGGATTGATACCTAAATTTTTGATAGATGTATCAACTTCTAAATCAACACTAATTTTCTGTTTTGGTTCAGCAACCTTAATGTCTTCCATTATTGTATCCCTTTTCCTCTACTTTGTTCTCGTCTTCTTTGATTTTCTTCTTTAATGTAATTAATCAATAAATTGACGTAAATGTCCCTCTCCCAAGGTATCAAGTTTTCAATTTCACTCAATGAATATTTATGATGTTGTATGAGTGAAAAATTGGTTTCAAAATAAACTTCTAGTGAGTTATGAGAGAGGCATATTCGAAAAAATCTTGCAACCCTACCAATTGTATTTTACTTTCAACGTTTGTTTTGGGGTTTAAGATATTAATATCGTGCTTCAATTTAGGCATACTTTCAAAGAATTTTTGAACTGATTGAAATTGTTTTTGTGACAAATTTTCAACAAAGTCTTTTAATTCTTGTGTAGTACTGTCTTTACCATAATATATGTTTTCGCCTTCGTAAATATAATCAACACAACTATAGATGATTTCTAATAGTGTATCAATATTCTCATTTGTATTAGTTAAGTTTCTTCTAAACAACTGAATTGTTGGATACTTAAATACAATTCCTAGTTTTTTATTTTCATCAAGTACAACATTATTATTATGTTCATCTTCGACTTGAACATCAACAGCAGTTAAATCTAATTCAACATCAGCATAAGTTTTTTTGTCATCTGGACAAAGTATTTTAAACTTAACTACTTCACCTACAGACTTTGCTCTGATTTGTAAAAAGATGTATTCAATATCAAAAATAGGTAACTCTTCAGCATTTAATTTGCCAAAGGTACAATTTTCAATAACTTGTTTTACTGCTTGTATTATTTCTTTATCGTTTTCAGATTCAAGTGCTAATAACAATAACTTCTCTTCTTTAACAAGAAAGGGTCTGTATTGAACTTTTAAATCTGTGGATGGTAATAACAATTCATACGTTGGTGTATTCAATTGTGGTAATGCCATTATTTACTCCTTTTCAATTATAATTTAATATTAACCAAATGGTGGGAATATTTTTCCTTTTGTAAATCTACCATATGGTACTCTTCTTTTCAATCCATTTACAAAGTCCCTTGCACTTCTTCTAATTGGTGCAGGTAACTTACCTAATAGACCACCAAATTTACTTCCTTTGATGGATGGTATTTCGCCTCTGGATTTGCCTGTTGCGAAAGTTCCTACTTGATCTATTGATTCATTTATCCAGTATCTATATTGCATTGTTACATTGAACGAAACAACTTCAGTTGATGGTTCATAAGTGTAATCTACTTGACCTATTCTAACAGGAAAAGCATCTATTAGTTTGATTAAGTAAGTTGATTCTTCTCTATCTTGTCTGGATGTAAATTGTCCTAATTGCATTAATCTCATATCAGCAACATATTCATCATAGTAACCAACATTGTGTGATTCATTGTTGATTGCTGCTTTTTGCCAATATTCAAAGTATGCTCTTTCTCTTAAAAATTTATCACAATAGAAAGTTAAATCTATATTTTCATATTTGTCGTGGTCAGTAACAAATTTTCTACTTGGACCGTTATGTTTAACAGTAGCAACATCTACTTCTCTTTGAGGCATTGACATTGCTGAACAGAATAATCTAACTTTACGACCATTTGAACTATCATAAAACTTTAATTCACCAGCGTCTGAAAACCCTCTTTTTTCTGTGAAGTCACCCTCGCTTTGTGATGATGAACCACTATCAAAATCAGCAAGTGGTGGATTAAAACCATTACCACCTAATGATACACCAGAAGGTAAATTCATTTCAACATAGAATTTATTTTTACGAGCAAAACCCTCACCCTCGTTCATTGCACCAACGAAACGATTAATGGTAGTGTTTGGATTACCACCTGGTGGTCTGCCTAATCTAGGATCACCTCCAAGATTTTTTAAATCTTCACGTGATACACCGATACGTACATCTTGTCCGAATATTTTTCTACCTGCTCTGAAAATTGCCATTAGTATGGTTGTCCTTTTTTAAATTGTTGTACTGGAAGTAAAACTGCTGTTGGTGATTCATTTACATCTATTCTTAAAAACGAAGACCTAACATATCCGTACAAATATTTTTTAATTGTTTTCTTCACTTGATTAATTCCTTTAACAGCATCATAACTTACGTCTAGTAAAGTTGATTTATCAAAGTTACCATCTGAAGCAAATTTTTGTAGTTGTTCTAACATTCTAAATCTTGCTACTGGTGGTACGTAATGAAAATTCATACCCATAAATCCATTTGGTATTCTTTCTAATGGTAACACCAATGGAAATCTATCATATAAGGGTAAAGTTTTTTTATACTTTGGATCATAAAAGAACATATTTAATCTACCAATACTTGGTCGTGCTGTAAGTTTTCCGTCATTCATCAACTTACGTGCTGTTGCTCTATCAGTCATATCACTCAATTGTTTTCTGTACCAATTAACAGACTTCAATTGATTATTCTGATTAACAACTATGTCTTTAAATATTCCAACTGCCATTTGTTACTATTTATAGTAGATTAATAAGCGTTTAGATGTTTTTCAGTCATAATAACAAACTTACAACCTTTGTCTTCACACCATTTTTCTGCTGCTGAAAACTTTGATTTATTGCGTACATAATCAAATGCTTCGTTTAAATATCTTTGTGATTGACGTTTAGGAATTGATGGTGGAGATAATTTTCTATGAGGTTTAATTTCAACAACAAACTTTTCACCCTTTACAGTTTTTAAAATGAAGTCAGGAAAGTATCTATGATATTTTTTATCTGCTGGATTATAATAAGGTATAATAATCTCTTCACTACCCCAATATTGTATGTTAGGATTACGGTCGCAATATTGCATAAACCGTCTTTCTAATAATGAACGATAAATTATATTATCTACATTACCTACGTATTTTGATTTGTTTTGAGGAGTAAATCTACCTTTATAAGATTGTTTCATAATTTAGTACAAGTGCTATATAGTTTAATGTTTCTCTACAGGTATTTATCTTTCTTATTTTATTAACACTTCTAAATTACATATAAATATTGATATGTTAAGAAGAGTAGCAAGTCATTTATCAGGTTTAGCAAGTTCCTCACTAGGTTCAATTTCAGGCAAGATTGCTGGATTGACAGGTGGGTTCGGTGGTGGGATTGCCGCCGCTAAAGCACAAGCAGCAAACTTATTAAACAAATCACCATTAGAAGTAAAAGATGTATCATCAACTGGCGTATTAACAGAAAATCCATTTAACTATGGTACTGCTGTTTATCCTACTGGTACAGGTCTTATTGGTGAAGGACATTATATGATGTTTTACATTGTTGAAAATGACGTACAAAAATTTAAGAACGCAAGTAAGATAAGTTCTAGTTTTTCACTTGCTGATGAAGCAAACAAAGTTTTAAACATTGGTGATGTAGATTTATCTGTAGGACAAATTAATAAACAAACAATTTTTAATAAGATTAAATCAGGTGGTACAATTGATAAAACAATTTTAAGAGGTCAAAAATCAGGACTTGCAAGTAAATATACGACACATAGTAGAGTAACAGATTCAATTATTTTATATCAACCGCACGATTCTAAAGTATCTTATAAAACAAATTATGAAAATGCAGAAACACAACTTGCTGGATTTCTAGGACAGACCAGTAAAGATTTGCTTGATGGTAAGTTTTTAGATACACTAAAAGCACTTGGTGGTGCAGGTGGTGAGTATGTTAAAAATGCATTACTTGGTACATTAGAAATTATACCTGGTGTTGGAGATGCTAGTGCCGCTGTTGATAAAGCAAGAGGTAAAGCAGTCAATCCACAATTAGAATTTGCGTTTAAGTCTGTTCCTTTTAGACAATTCTCATACCCATTTGTATTCGCACCACGTAATAGAAAAGAAATGGAAACAGTACATAACATTATCGCAAAGTTTAAATTTGCTATGATGCCAGACATACCTAAAAACAGTCCGTTGTTTATCTCACCTAGTGAGTTTGAAATAAGATATATGTACAAAGACACAGAAAATTTATATATGCCAAAAGTAAGTCGTTGTGTATTAACAGATATGGACTTAGATTACGCACCAGAAGGTAAATTTACAACATTTAGAGGTGATGAAAAAGGTGCTTCACCTACAGTTATCAATATGACTTTATCATTTACTGAATTAGAAGTAATGACAAAAGCAAGAATA